GCTGCGGCGTTCCAATCACGGGCATCGACCCCGGCTTTCATGCCTTTGAACTTGCTGAGTCTGGGTCTGCCCATGTTGAACATCATGTTTGCAATGATGTGCTGACATTCTTCGGGCAGGTCATCGAAGTCAGGGTACAATACTTTGCACTCATCGATGGTCACAGCTATGTCCAACGCGAACAAGTTTCTCACTCGCTCTTGTTCAACGATTGTGCCGACGGGCTTGCCATACTCTTCATCATTTTCAGTGATTAGATGGCCCACACCACACGTTGGCAGAGCTAAATGGTCCAAATAGATCTCGTATTTGCACCCTTCATCTTCCGCGATCTCTTCGCGTAGTTTGTCCTTGTTCATTGTTGTGATCCCCTAAATAACTGTAAATTTTTAAATGCATCAAATATGTTGCCACCCGCTAAGATCGGATCTGGAGGAGAGGTGCGGGAGCCGCCAAGGGGTGCGACCCCCGCTTGCGCTACTGACGGAGGAGCGCCAGCAGCAGCAACTTGTTGGGTCGGTGCTGTTATTGTAGGTGCTTGTGACACAGGTTCAAGGTCCAAGGTGGGAGTTTCTTCAACCTGTGGCTCAAAAGGTTCATCAAGTCTCCGATTACGAAACTCTCTTCGTAAAGCGTTTAGCTCTCTTATCGGCAATCGATTGTCATTTTCTCGAACACGACGACGTATTTCTGGACTTACTTTCATAGGTTCAAAAACACCTCGCATTAATTGAGGTATGTTACCAACTTTATTTTTTCTCATAGCACGACGTATTTCACTATCGGACATGCCAAGTTGTCTCATATTTTGTACGTTACGATACATCTCACGCATGACTCTAAATCGTGCCTCATTAGCTTCACGATAAGTGCTCTTTGCATTCTCTGGATCGAGCTTGCTTCTTGTCGAAACAGCACTGTTGAATATCTGACTGGCGCTGCGAATACCTCTACTGTACTCATAACCCTTATACATCAAAATATTTTCTGGTTTAACTTCTATTTCAGTCACTCCTGTAAAAGCTCTAAGAAGTTCTGATGCTGCTCTTCTTTCATTACCAGATGGATCAACTGTGTCTTCCATGAACAGGCTTCGAGTAAAACGTCCAGGTTCAAATCCTGGTCTTTGATCTTCTTTTCTCATTCCTTTTAATTCAAATGGCGCACCACCCGGCACTATTGAATCTGCTATGTGCACAAAACTTTTAAAAGCTTTATCTCCTATAGTATCTTCAGGACGATAAACCTTGGCCCCTGTTTGCGTAACACCTTTACGAATAGTGGTATCTAGCATTTTTTCCGTGATGATGGACTCTCCAGCAAATGGTTCAAGAACCTCCACTACTGCGCCAAGTGTGGCATCTGTTGCTGTTTCCATGAAGTCCTTGCCCAGTGCCTCTCCTCTGTTTATTGAGTTCAGAACTGCAAGGGCAGGACGTTGTAAATAATCATATGGATTTGTATAGCTGTAGTCTATGTATCCTGTAAGATTACCTTGTTCGTCCGTACTGGTTGGAATCAAACGACTGTTCTTTTGCCAAGGAGGACCACTTTCACGGGCTGCATCTAACTGTTCTTGTGACACGCCTGTTAGATCCATTGCCATCTTTTGCAGTGCAGCCGGGGCAACGACAGCAGTTGATGTAAAGCCTATTAGACGACGCATACCTATTTCTTGTCTGGCTTTTACTGCCTCTCTGGCTTTTTGAGCTTGCTCTCCAAACTGATTAATAAATTGATTTTTAGTAAGTGGTTTTAATCTTACATCATTAATAGCTTTGGCAACGGATTCAGATATTTCAGGAGCCACACCAAAAGCCCTTACAAAATCATTTGTTGCCTCAAATCCTACTTCTTTCAAAGCTTGTCCAAAAGTGTTTGCGCTAGTTCTTATTATCTCAGCGGGAAAAGCAATGAAGTTTCCGATTGGTAGCTTGCGTATGCCTTTCACAAACTCTGGGACACGCTCATAGTTGGGCACAGTGTTCCTAACAATGTCAGCAGCATATTCATCTGTGGACATCCCGAGTGCTCGTGTGGCAGCGGCCTCGCTACCAAAAGCTTGAGTGATCTTGCTCTTTTCAAACTCAAAGTTGTATATCTTCCACAGATCATCTCCGCCTTGATAATAAGCTCGAGCACCTGTGTTTGCGCTGGTCAGAAGCTTACCCACCTTTGAGCGAGTAAATACGTTACTTGTTTTCTGACCTATAGGAACACCCATGATGTCTGCGTCAGCCTGACGAGTAAATCCAAGTCCTTCACCTATCAGTCTATCCATCTCTCGAACTTGTGTTTGAGTTCCAACCACACCAAGTCTTTGCAAATTTTCGTAGTATTTAGCTCGTGCAGCAGAATTTCTTTTGTGAATATTACCGAGAACCGTGCTGAAAGATTCAAAAAGATTTGCACCGCCACCCACGTTGCCTTGCGACAAAGCAAAAAGAGATGCAGATGTCACGTTACGAACCTGTGTTATCGGAGACAAGACAGTCTTCGCATATTGAGTAACACCTTTGGCTCGTAGAAAACTTGAGTAGGAAGCTTTCATAATATTGCCCATTGTGCCAGCATCACCAACAGTTAGTCGGGTTAGATCGTTATATATTCTTTTGGGAACGTACACGCCCTCAATGGAACCAAACCCCTTACCCAATTGTTGATAGCCCTCATACAATGAAGGTGCTTCCGCAAATCGTGCTTCACTTATAAAGTCGTTGCCTTTATCTACAAAGTTTAAACGAATGGTTTTAAAGTAATCATCGACTGCTTTGAACTCTGCAAGATCAGCAACTGTTGAAATGTATGCCTCTTGTGGATCTTTTATCTCACCCAACAGCCGCCGAAGATAAGGATTGTTTACTTGTCTAGACTTAAACAAAGCCTCTTTTATTTTATTATCAGCAACTCTAGCCTGTGCTTCCGTACCAGCTTTTATTGGACGGCGACCTCTGTTGGCATATTTATTGGTAAAAGATGCAACTAAATCTTCTGCGGCTCTGTCGCTAACTCTTTGCGACTTGCCCACTCCCACAAAAAAGTCATCAGGAACTGGAACATTATTAAGATCATTGAACAAACTTTCAGCAGCTTTTGGGCTAGCCTTGAAAAAGTTAACCGCTTCTTTTCTAGCCTCTGCAAACTCAGCACTGTTAACAAAATTTTTATCTTCAAATATTTTGTATTTACGACGTAGATAAGATCCGATGTTGTTGTTTATAGCATTAACAACATCATCTGCGTCACGAGTGGTAAGGTAGTCAGAGTTCTCTATGCTTCTTGATAACTTGTCAATTTGACCTCTCATTTGCACAGCCGATGCGCGCATGAAATCGGGCAGCATGTCCTCTAAAGGTACGCCAAGTTCTTCAGCGTTACGCACAAAGTCAGGGTCTTTGGTAAGATAACCGTACAATCTGTTAGTTACCTCCGAACGAGCAAGAGGTGTGCCCTCCACCATTACAGTTTCAGACTTTTTAAATACGTCATCTAATCCTTTTTGTATTGGCTTTAGATATCTTGACGCCTCGTTAAGATCAGCCTCTACCTGACCTGTAATTCTAGATCGAACTTCAAACACATCTTGTGGTAAATTACCACGAGAACGGAACACAGAAGCCATGGCATTTAATCCGTTGCCAACAAAGTCATCCTGTTCTGCTAACTTTCTTATTGGTTTACTAATCGCTTCTGCGGCAGGAAGAATGGCTTTTCTCACAACGGGTGCAACGATTGGAGTTGCTGCCTTTGTTACGACACGGCCACCAATACCAACGGCTTTCAATGCTTCAGGCAGTATGGCTGTGGCACCACCTGCCTCGAGCGCAAAGCTGAGTCTATTGGCTATACGAGCCTGTGCTTTTTCTTTGCCCTCTAGACCAATCGTGTCTTCTGTTTGTGTGGGACCAGCTTGAAAAAAGTCTCCAAGAGTGGTTACGCCATCTGTTGCGACAAGAGCATCTGTTGCAGAGGCAGCACCAACTTGCGCGGCTCTTCGGACTAAGGTTCCAGAGTTGGCAATTCGTGCTATTTTACTTACAGCACCTGCGGCTCCAAGCCCCGGCACGGCAAACTGTGTTATGACCTCTGCTATTTCACCCGCCGTGCCTTCAGGATCAATACCTGCCGACTCACGAACACCGTCAAAAAACTTCGTTACATCACTTGAGTAGTCTGTGTCATAGATTGCATCAACACCAGCAGTTCCCAGTTCCGCGATGCCTTGTGGAATAGCAAGCAAACCAGAGGCAATACCTTCAGCTATTTCTTGCGTTGTTGATTCTTGTGTCTCAGAAATAGGTTCTTGACCTGGAATCTTAATTAATTCTTGAGCAGCAGAAAGAATCTGCTGTTCAGTGGCACCTTCAGGGCCTTCGATTTCGTAATCTTTTCCATCGGGACCTTCTACTTTATATGTAGCCATAGGTGTCCCCTACTGCTTTAACTTAAAGCCGCCGCTTGTTGTTTGTTGCTGCGCAGTACTTGTATCCCCGAGTAATTCTTTAGCAGCGTCTTCAATACTACCTGCATCTTTTATAGCAGACTGACCAGCCGACGAGGCTAACAACCTAGCTCGATCTTCAGCCGTACCCTGACCTGCAATTATACGCTGTAGTGAGTTTGTTAGTAGTTCAGTGTCAGTCATACCCTTTACTGTTCGACCTGCTTTTTTATAGAGCATTGCAGCTTCACCAAGAGTAACGCCCTCTGTTTCGGCAATAGAATTAACTATTTTTAAAGTGTCACTAGGCATGTCTTTTAGTTCTCTGCGGAAGTCTCTTTCTTCTGCAAGTTCTCTAGCGCGAATCTCAGCAGCTCTTGCGGTTTTCTGTTCATCACTAAGCTCAGAGTAAGCAAGCATACTAAGGTCACGATCAAGTTTTCTTTGTGCTTGTGCCTCTTCTCCAACAGCGGTTCCAAATCCTTGCAGACCACCAGCTAAACCTTTGGCAATGTTTGTCATTGCGTCTTCGCTTTGTCCGGCAGCAATCAATAAACCTGTCATCATTAAGTTGTATCCGGCATCGGTGCGAATATCTTTTGCCTTCTCTTCTCCAAGTAGATTTTTCAGAAGCGCCTTTCGTTCTTTCAAATTCTTAATGTTCAGTATGCTATCTGTCGCGTCAGCTTTTTGTTTTGCTGTCTTGTTCTTTGGATCGTCTTGAGCCTGTGACAGTTTTGGAATCAAATCTGCTGGATCTGTAACCAGTGCAGTCTCAGCATCTTCAGCGGCTGGCTTGTTAGTTTCAGCGGCTGCTTTAGGAAGATCTCCAGACGGCCTATCAGGGAAGTCACCGCGTCGTGACATACCCTCTGCTTGTGCGGCTGCAAGTTCAGCATCTGACGGAGGTTTTTCTGGTGGTGGAGGTGGCGCTAATGAAGGATCATCTATCATGCCCATAGCCAAGTTGCCTCTTTGACCAGCAACCAAAGCAGGCGGAGGACTAGCAGGTCCTTTTGCCTCGGGAAGTGCGTCGATGTCAGATCTAACGCCTCTGACTATCGCATCAGTTAACGGACGCATATAATCACCACTGACCGCAGATTTGGCAGCAGCGATGCCTTGATCTATTAAGGGGGATGCATCAACCGAGCTTCCGGTTCCTCTAACACTCATAACAGGTCTTGATGCTATCGATCCCATACCACTTCGTGGCATATCCACAGACGTTACATTTGTAGCGCCTGCTGGCCTGGAGCGGCCACTTCCTCTGGCACTCATTACGGGTGGAGATGAAAGAGATCCTAACCCGCCGCTTGGTATAACCACACCGGGTGCACTAGCCCTGGCAGCACCGCTGCTTGCTAAAAAATCATCGAGTGCTGGTCTAGCAAACCCGGACTTAGGTAACAGATCTATGAGAGGTATTCTAACACTTCCCGGCACTGATCGTCTTGATGTTGACAGCCTACCCATCGGATCACCGGGTGGGTGATATCCACCATGCGCCATCTGCACGGGCTGTCTTGTGCGTCTGCGAACCACGTTTGCCAATTCAGGCGATGATGCAAGTATACCCATGGGCTGTCTTGACATACCGGGCTGACGAAACATTTTACGGTTTAATGGGTTCATGATCCACCAGATCCACCAAAGTTAAACAGATTACCGAATCCACCTGCACTGCCTGCTGCACCGAGTCCCGCGATACCAAGACCAAGCAACTGTGATGTTGTGCTAGGCGGCGGCGTGGTTGTGGCTGTGCTTGTCTGTTGTAGTGACGGCACACCACGGAAGATATCCGACATGAATCCAACCTGTTGGAACGGCAGAGCCTGCTGACCTAAAGCATTTTGTCTTGCAACATCGAGCGCGGCCTGTGCACTTTGTTGTTGCAGACTACCAAGACCAAGCAAGGTGTTTATATCCTGACCAGCTTGCTGCTGCATTTGACCGCCCAACGCACTAAACTGTGCAGCCTGTTGACCAGCCAATTGTGATGCTTGTTGTGCAGCCTGCTGCGCTTGACCAAAGCCTGTGGCTCTTAGCTGCGCTGCGGTTCGGGCTTGTTGATCTAAAAGATTTCGATTCAGTTCCTGCTGTGCAATACCTTGACGAGAACCACCAAATGCCCCGGCACCTGCTGCTTGTGCACTAAGCTGGTTCTGTTGTTGCATTCCAGCCCTTGCAATGTCCTGCATACTTTGTTGAACGACAGCATCTTCAAACGGATTCATAAATTGTTGAGCGGCACCCGGCTGATTAAATGCACCTGATTGTGCTAAAGCTTGTTGAGCTTGTTGCATGAAGGGTTGATATGAACCTATACCCTGCCTGCCAAGTGCAATAGCGTCTTGTTGGTCTTGTGACAGAGCCGCAAGCTGTTGCGGAGCAAAAGGCATCGGTGTGCCTTTAAGAGCCTCTGCCTGTGCAAAGATATCCGCAAGAAAGTCTTCCTGAAAAGGAGCCAAACGGGTGGTCTGTGTTACGTTCTGTGTTGCCATTACGCTGTCGCCTCCAGATCCGCCATCATATCATATAAACGGGCTGCTCCGATATCTCTATCTCCAGCGCCAGCACCACGGACAGCTTTGGCTGTCAATACGAACTCACCATCAGAAAGTCTGGCTGGTACAGAGTCCGAGGTCCCAGTTCCGGGACCCTTCACTTCACCATCAACAAAGTCATCAAAAGATCCACCATTCTTGGCTCTAATCACAGAGCTTAGATCATACTCAAAGTCTGGTCTTTGATACTGTCGCATCATTTTGTTGTACTCAGCCATCTGTTCTGGGTCAGCAATGCTATACACATTGCCTTCCTGATCCTGTACTGTACCAAAAGCTTCGCCTTTTGGATAGGGTCTGTCTAATATGCTATCATCGTCATCATCAGCAGGGTCCCCGCCTAGAAGTGCGCCAAGGCCAAGACCAGCGGCAGCACCAAGCGCAGCATCACCCAAAGAGATGCCCAATATACCATCACTTGCTGAAGAAGCGACATCCTCCGCAATCTTAGTCATTCCGGGATCACCCGTAGCTAACGCATCAGCGGGACTCATCCCAGCGGAAGCTGGATCTGAAAACGGATTGATTGTAAAGCCAGACACGTCAGGCAAAAAGCTACCTATGCCCTCTTGTCCAAAGTTTGCACCCTGTGACTCTATGCCAAAACTAGGCGCTACTTTAGCTGCACCAAAGGCCAAAGCTGAGTTAATCAGTATGTCTTTTGTGCTTCTACCACCTTGAGCAGCCGTGGCAAGCCCAGAACCGAGGGCCGCGAACGCAGGTCCACCATAAGCATAGCCAACAGCAGCACCAATCGTAGGCAAAGCCTCGTTTATCGTGTCTCCGATGTCCGAAACAAGACTACCTATGCCGCTACCAAGAACATCTTCGGCGCTACCGAGTCCTAGTTTCTTACCTATGCCGCCAAATAATGCCATTACATAACCTTATTGTGATACGCTCATTATACATTTTGCCTAAGAAACGGCAACTGTTACAGTTCCTACAGATCCTGTTGCTGATAGAGTCCCGGCATATATGTCCGTCTTTAGCACCACTTTTAAGAAACCTCCATCTGCAATGAAGATATCACCCTGTTGAAGCAGGTGATTGTTTCCATCGGTCGGTATCTCAGGAAAGTTAAGTTGCGGATTTTGTGCCTGTTTTAAAAATACTTCTAAAGCTCTGACAAGATCTGTTATGTACTTCGTGTCAACCTGTTGACCTGGAGTAGGTAGTCTTGGAAATGGAGTTACATTAGTAGCCATTAGCGCTTACCATCCTCTCTTATGTCCACTCTAGGACTACCAAGTCTCCATCTGACACCCGCCGTGGCACAATCAACTTTTAATGAAAACGCTCTGCCCCGCAATCTAACATCAGCCTTGTTTGTAAACTGTTCAAAAGGCACTGTGGTTGAAGTTGCATTTCTGTCTACCTGAGATAGCTCTGTCTGAAGAAAGTTGGCTCCTGGAAAGTTACTGGACTGCAACGTCAGATTAACAGTTGGATCTGTCGTAGTTGATCCGTTAAACGTAAAGTCAGGTATGACACGTCGTATGGATGTAAACTTATCACCATCACCCATGTCGATAGGACTTGATTCCAACCTCGATGGCATCACCGCTCCGTCATCTGTGTAACCTACCTCATGATTGAACAAGTAGGTGTCGGCTGCTCCAATAGGAAACTTTCGTATGCCTCTGTCCAAAAAGGCTGTCCTGCTCAAGTCGCCATAGTACCAGGTGCCTTCAAGATAGTTAAATATCACATAACGATCATTTTCGCCTGTGCCACCATTTGCCAACGAATTTGTGTTAGAGGTGTAGAACCATATGATTTCACTAAACTCAGATATCACAGATGCATAAGTTTTATCAGTCTGATCAAAGTCAAAATCAAAAAACACACGCTCTTTTACAGTGCAAGGAAGCTGTTGTGTTTTACCGTCATAAACATAAAAGTTCTGTCTTCCCATCCAAAAGATCGAATCGTCAACAGCAACGGCAGCATTTGGACCCATTATGGTTGTGTTAGATGCTATGGGCTGTATACCAAAAGTAAATGGTGGCCCTATAAATTGCATGGAATGCATGGAACTGTCAGTGAATATAACTATCTCACGTTTGGTTTCTATTGCTCGAACAAACTCGGAACCAGAGCCTATTCTTAAATCTCCCGCTGTATTGGTGGCAGTTGGTGTCCAATCAGTGGCAGTTTCTTGTGAGGAAAATCTTATTAAAAGCGGATCTTGTTCTCCAGTGTTTATGGTGTCTGCACCAAAAGCAATTACATGACGATCCACATCCGATACCATAACCTGTTTACATATCGTAGGAGGGTTAAGTGCTCCAGGTATGTCAACAATATTCACCGCCCTCGTGGTAAGAGCATTGCTTTTGTCCCAAAGAAATATTCCAGCATCTCGAGGATTGATTAACAAATCCTCACCAAAGTTATCATGACTCCATATACGCAGTTGCGTTGAAACAGTTTGTGTCGCAGCAGATCCCCAGCCACCTCTACCCCAGGTGCCAGCACCCCAGCCCGTGCCACCAACGCCCGTGTTTAAGCCAACATTTATTTGATATACACCGGATCCGCTGGACCCACCATTACCAGTGTCACTGGCGTTTGCAGTAACTGTTGCCCCTGCTGTGTCCTTTGCAATTATAGTGTAAGTGTTTGCAGTGACTATAGAATCTATTTGATATTCTTGATTCAAGACAGCAGCCGTAATATTACCACCCAAAGAAACAGCGCCGGATATGGTAACAAAATCGTTTTGAACCGCTTGGTGATTGGAATCAGTTACGGTAATAGTGGAAGAGCCATTGGTTGCAGAAAATGTTACCGTGTTGGTTGATGTTTTTCTTATAGGGGTTACATCATAAAACTGTTGACCTTGCTCGATGTAATATTTTAACTCGGTCCCTAATCCTAAAAAATCAGAACCATCGAGAGCAACCCAGTTATGTAGTCCTCTAACCGTGCCTAAATATCTTTCTTCACTATACTTTTCCCATCCACCAATAACCTCTGGATACCCTTGCCTAAAGCGCACTTTATCACAATCAACCCACCCGCCTTCATTAGAGTAGGATGTAATGTCCCTGTTTATACCGGGTTTGAATTGCAGTTTTGTTAACGGCACAGCTTAGATCTCATCAGGCCAGTCGTTGATTTTTGCAATAGTTTTTAAAGTTCCATCAGAATTTCTTACATCTTCAAACAACGCCATAAACGCCGCTAAGTCAGACGCACCATTCAAAGCAGTCTCTATTTCTGCACATTTAGTGCGAACGGCATCTCTATATGTTTGTACTTCGGTTGGAATAGCAGTTGATTTTTCTGCTTTACGAGTAATCATCCAGTCATGCACCGCAAGTTTGTTATTTGCTGTTGTTTTCGTATCGGCCACCCACACAGATTTAAGACCAAGGGTAACCTTTTGTTTTCCAGTTATAGGGTCATTAACAGCATTACCATCTTCATCTACTACATTAACATCTGTTAGGCTTTTGGGAATCAAGGTACCATCGTTTTCACGACCCCAATAAAATCTACTATCATATGCAGCGGATGATGCTGGTGGATCTTCCCACACTATTTTAAAGGTAGCTTTTTGCGAGTCTGAATAACGCATCCACACTTTTGAGTGTTGATTGCCGCTATCATCAATCCACTCACGACCCTCTTTCAAGGTTCTTCCATTATGTTTCCACGGCATTATTTTCTCCTATCATCGGGCATTAGCAAATTTAAACGGGGCTTCGGCAAATGCTATGAAAAAACAAGTGCCTGCATTAATATTATCAAAATTGCCTCTTAACTTAAAGCCGTTTGAAAGTAAGTCTATTCCAAGACCAGTAGTTGTACCTTCTGCATCAGCACTGTCTGCTTCTAGTCGTTGATCAATTACGTTAAATGGGTTCGCTCTTAACCTATCAAAAATATGCCAGCCGCCTGTACTGCTTGTTCTTCGACACAACACATAAGCGGGACGAAAATTGCAATGAACAAAAGTTCCATCCGAGCTTGAATTTCCTGTATATGAGCCAACCTTACAATACCCTTCAACCGAATGAAAATTATACATTATAAAATCTTTATTATTATCATTCGTATTTGCAGGATTATTACCACTTCTTGCGATAGTAACAGTTGTAGCGTCACCTGATGTGGGGAAAACTCCTGCTACGCCAGCGCTTCCTGTCGTTGTAAAATAAATATAATCATCACCAATATGTGATGAACTTATTTGCCATTGATTATTGTTAGAATTGCTGACACGGCATTTGATAATAGTAAATTCTGAGGCGCTGGATAAACCATGTTTTATCGTTTGATCGGCAGAACCGTTTCCAGTGTAGGAAATAATGCTAAAACCCGATGTTGTGTTAATAGATGCGCCTGTTGGTGTTATGTCTCCACCAGAAAGACCAGCATCAGATGCAGTTGCATAACCAGTGCCATCAATGTTAAACGTGCTGCCACCGCCACCAGCCTTCCAATTCCAAGCTACATAAGTGCCTGAAGTATTATTCTCCCAAGAATCACCTCCCCCTGACGGCAAAGTAAACCCGTCAGAAGTAAATGCTGAAAAATTTGAGCTTCTATCTGCTTCAACAGCAGTAGAATTAGACCTAAGAGAATTACCTGCTCCCCTAACAGCATCATGAAGAATGTGCTGATATCCACCACTATCGCTTCTATTTTTGAGCCATACCCAGTCTGGCTGGAATCCAACACCCGATATAGTTTGTCCTGTATTGCCATTACCTGTGTACAGCACCAGATTAAAGTAATCGTCAGATTGAGTGCTGGCTCCCGGACCAATGGTTGGATCTGCTATATTAGACGCACAAAGCGAGATATTGTTTGCGGCTTCGGCATCATGAAACAAGCCAAAACCATTC